GCAGCTCCAGGGATCCAGTTCGGACAATCTCGTGTAATATATTCTCTCCGGAGTTATGGTTTCGACCGAAAAGTTGTTGAATTCTAGCAATATTCATTGTTCAAAAGTAATTACAACTATCAGGATGGAAACAATCACTAGTGAATTCTAGTGGAGGAATACAGCATGTTTTTCCTGTTAGCGCTATTAATACAAGCTTTATCGAAGTGCGGCGTACGATTGCGTCACCTCTCATTGCTGTGTTCGGATTTCCTAGATTGCTTTGCGGTTAATCGTTGTAGCCTCATACTTCCACAAATTTTTAAAACATTGTATTTGCAGAACCCATAGATAATATCCATCGCTAATCACATACATAGAGAAATGAAACGTTATAGTTGCATACCATCCAAAGCCATAGCTCTACCACTTGTGCTTCTGGTACATTCATTATACATCTGTATCCACTACCACGTTTCTAATATCTCTTCTACAGTTCGTCGTCCGGAGGATAGAATCGCATGGCTGTCGATTCGATGTCACACGGAAGAATCGTGTTGAAGAATTGAAGCATCCATGTTCTTCCGTACCAATCAATACGATGTTTTATCGAACCATATTGTTAATACCAATCAGTTCAACACGCTATTTACGTTAAAAGCCGCTAAAAAAAACCATGGAATAATTCTGAGCGATCCATTGTGACGACAACCCACTGAACACATAGATTTTTATCAGTGGATAGATGTGACTTGATGACGGGAACTGACAACCCCCTTGCAAAAAGGCGTCTTGTTCCATGTTGCTGAAACAAGACGCAGTGCTTGTAGCTACGTCTACGTTGCGTACGACTCACGGCGCTCATGGGCTTTGTCTGTTCCGAATTGTTCACACGACGTACACACGTACGTACAGCTTAACGTGGCGAGTATGTATGTATGGTAGTCTCCGACTTTATTATCAAGATTACATCAGAGTAGTTATAACATTAAGTGTGAAGTTAGAGTGCGAACGCAACGGAACTGTAAAAATGACACTTTCAGCTATCTACAACTAACACGGTTCCGTCGCACAATATCCATTATTTGTTCGTGTTTCGTTCCAAGCGCCGTGTCATATGCCATTAGTCCGTCCGACCACCTTGCATACAAATTGATTTCTGGCTGATTGATTGCATAACCACGGTGCGACGGGTAATCCTTATGCTCAACGGTGATATGTAGTATAGTGATGTCTAAGAGATAGTGTCTTGCATTCATATCTGCCCCAAAGTACACCAGTACCTCGATAAAGCGTATTGCATGTAGCCCTCGGTGCGTATTCGCTGCCACATGGATACTAAACTCATCACCAGAGTTGACTTCGACTGAATTAACTTAACTTAACTAACTTAACTTTCTAGTTAAAGTTTTAACTAAACTGAACTCGAACACAGCAAAGCAGCATGAGTGATCCAACATAAGCGAGCTCGTGAAATACGGTATTTCCCGAAAGTCGTTCTGTACCGAATAATTTTCGAACCGGAGAAATCTCTATTGCTTAATAGTAATTAAATTTATACAGAATTTATACAGTATGCAGTATACAGTATACAGAAATTTATACAGTATTGATGAAGTAGAGCTTCTGTGTTTACGAGGGGATTTTTATACAAAGATTTATCAAAACATTTTTATCGCTGTACGTGAGTTAGTATCCGGAATTCATGGATGGTCCGTAGTATGGGTGGTCCGAACAGTAATAAACTATTGCTATGTAATACCCAGTTCTTGAGGTTCAATTTTGCGGCTCACCTAGCTGAACGTCAGCCATTTTGGTGGCCGTCAAACGCATTGCACTGTCACGCCTAGTCCGGGATCGTTTTGAGTTTTGATTTTTTACACCACGGCAACTACTCTTTTTCCCGCCTTGATCTGATTGCGGCGGGATCAGCTCCGCAACACACGTGTAGATATTTAACACTACACACACTTCGTTTTTCCGCCTCTATGTACCTATTGACAGACCAGATCCGGCCGGACCCTTACCTCACCCAGCCCAGATCATTAGTGATGTTCGGTCCACAGTGGGACAACGTAAGATAGGAAAAAAAGAGATTCCACGTAAGTCGATTTATTAGAATATATGAGTGCCATTACTACCTTTCACAGCAAACTTTATTTCTAGATCAATCTGTAGCATAGTGCACCCCGTGTATGCAAATAAAATTAATGTATGTTCCCGTGTAATCTTGGGGTTTCCCTTGGGTTCCGTAATTATCAAACAGTTTTCTTATGTATGCTAATCTTCTTCATTCAAAAGTAGTTGGAACAATCGAGACCGAGTTACTTTGTTTATCGAAGTGTTCTCAGGTCCGATTGGGTCAACGCCGGATGCTGTAATCAGTTCGGCTGAACTTTTATCTAGGGTTACGTGCTATCGATATATTTTTTCTGCTTCGAGTCCGTTGAACGTTATCTCTGACACATAAGAAGCTAATAATATGTTTTGAAAATGTATTTTATAGCTATTCAACATGCATATTTCGAAGTTTGCGCGATACAATTGCATGGGTTGTCGATTTTATCTCCAATTCAGTATAGTCGATGTCAACAATCTATACATAACAAGGTCTTGAAACAGTATTTTAGGCAGTTGGGGTGGAAAAGAAGACTACTTCAAACCGCCTGCACCGAAGTTTTAAATTGCTGATTTCGAAAAGGTTAACTTCCAGTGCATGTGTGATGGAAAATAATGTTCCCTATGCCACCGCTTCTGTCAAACAATTTTGAACTTTTGAACATTTCATTCAACATTACTCTGGCTTCAAGATTTTCCTGAACGTTCACGCTGTCAGTAATAAAATTCTTGATTGTTACGAATAGAATGTTGGTATGTATTTTTTTGCCATCCCATTACTTGGGACTCCAATCAAAAAGTTTAGGTTCAGAGATATGGCCAGTGTCTTGGTCAGCGGTGACTTGAAAACCAGGATCGTCTCAAACTCCATTGCCGTACCCGTTGAGCGCCTGAGGGATTGGAAAATTGTCGCTGTACGAGCGTGAACTAGACGGTAAAACCAACCAGTTTTCTTTTTAGAGCTCAGTTCAATAGCTGAACTAACATTGGTTGGACTCACCAACCTAGTTAAACATTGTACGTTATCAGCTCCGTCATTATTTTCGCGCGGGATAATAACATTCGGTTATCGCGGACACCAACCGCGTGCAGATGGCCTAACAGGGCACGTGGCTCAGCGAATACCTGACCCTTCAGTGTGATCTAACCATGATCAGCAGTTTGTGATACAGCTCCCGCTGCTGTCAGAGTAAGCTAAACAGGAGATCCAGGGTAACAGTTTGACTTCGACCGATATAAGTGGCTGTCTTTTCCTCGAGTTCCAGTTAAGTAGCACCATGAGAAACACAAGACAGCGCCGTCTCGTTCAGTGATAGTACTACAGGCCGACGTCTGGCTAAGCAGCGATTCAACCAAGCCATGTCATTGCTGGATGTCTTGCTTAGTAGTAATAGTATGAGACGGTAAAACGACTGCTCTTCCCCTGGTTATCGAATTTTTTTTATTTAAACATTTCTCCTAATGTTGTGTGTTTGTGATTGTATTGGTCTGTTCCAAATAGATAACTGAAGGAAATTGTGAATTAATTTTAGATCTATAGAAGAATGGTCATGTATATTTATTTCATCATAAATTCACTGCACAATTTTAACAATTCAAAAATCATCAAATTATATACAATCTGGCTACCTACTAACGTTCAATGCTGATTGTCATTCGATGTACTTTCATTCACTTTCGGCTCTGTACCACCGGCTCTGTTAACACCGTCGGTTCGGAAAATATCCATCATCTCTTTGTTGCACGTTATCAACGACGTTTCATGTGCCGTAAGTCCATCCCAACCTCTTGCATCCAAATCAATTTGTGGGTGATGGCGCAGCCACTTTGCGAGGACGTAATCGTCTCGCTCAACTGCGACATGCAGTACAGTAAAGTTCCAGACACGATCTTTCGCATTCAGGTTTGCCCCTAACTCTAGTAGCACCTGTATGATCCTCACTGCAAGCTGTCCTCGGTGCGTCTTTGCCGCCACATGGATACTATAGTCTCCATCAGCATTAACCTCTTGCAGGATAGAGCTGCATGGCTCGTCAATGTTGTCTCGAACCCGGTACAGTAGTGTCAATGATCCAGCGTGGGCAAGCTCGTGAAATATGGTATTTTTCGTGACGCGGTTTTTACCGAATAGCTTTCGAATTTGAGAAATCTCCATTGTTCAATTTTAATCTGAACAATCCCGATTGAGTGTATACATAAAATGAAGGATTTCTTAATACGTTGACATTTTATACTAAGTTTTATCGAAACATTTTTAGATATGTTGTGTTAACGCTGTGTCCGCTATCTGTAAAATATTTTTACAGGTTACAGTTTATCTAAATATTATTTACGCTTTCGGTAGGTTCAAGGTTATCTCTAACGAACGGATTATTAGTCGTATATTTCGAATATTTAGTTCATACCGTTGCTCAATCTCTATACAGTCATGAACTGCTGTAGTATGGTAACCGCTTATTGAAACCCTGTGAAAATCTCTTCTACATCCAACGTGCATATCTTATTTCAGAGGAAATCCAGTATGTACAACTACATACGAGCTGTATAGTAAATTTTTTAGCTAATATGTAAATCATCCGTTAAAAGCCGTGAATATATCCATATGGCGGATCTTGACGATTCTCAAAATCGTTTGCACAATACTTTACACCGTGAAAGACACGAAACGTTGAGTGCATATTATTATATGTTCAAGGCGACGATTGTCATATATCTGTTGCTTGAGAATATTTATGAGGCATTTAAGGTAGCTCTTGGTCGACTAATACTTACTAGTATTTGCATGATTCCTCGATTCCATCTAGACTTCAGTTAAGCAACGTCAACAATCCATTTATCGCAAGCACCTAAAGGATGGTGTTCCTCTGGGGACTGAATTTTCCAAAAAGTTATTTATTTCATTGGAAGATTTTTTTTCCTTAAAATGAATTGAAACAGGTGTATGATTAGCACGGAAGAAACTTCTTGATGTCTTGAAGCAATTACATTCTTGCGACCAATGCATACGATGTTTTACCGTTCACCTTTCAATGATTGATGCGTACATCGCTGTATAACAATTTTGTCGTTTTTATTAGGTTCGATTCATCCCTTCGGTTTCAAGATAACATACTTGATTTGTAAGTATTGTATGCACACTTGCTGTTTTTTAATCGAGAGGGTTTAATGCAACTGTGCTCTTCAATTCTACAATGCCGGGGGCTGAATGATGTTCATCGCTGGATGCTGTAAGAAGCGCTTAGTCTGTCGTCCAGATCAATCGCTGAGACATATATAAACGGGCGGACGACGAAACGACATCAGTTTGGATGACAGCAAGAATTGGATCAGCATGGCATGATCGAGGGTCTGTGCGACCGATCACAAACCCCAATCGGCGCAGCAAGTTCCTCGCAGTTGTCACCATTACTACAACAAGCGTGATTATCTTCGTCATCAACTGAAGCCATATGTTTTGCAGAATGGCACCTAACACTCCAGTAGTTTATTTAGCTCCTGATGAAAGGATGTACCCGCCAAGTTTCACTCTGAAATCATGACATTTGTATTGTAATCTGACATAGGTGCATTCAATCATCTATCTGTCACTTAATCATGCCGGTAGGGGGAATCTCGGTTTCAAGCATGCCCCGTAATACTTTCGTGTCGGAGCGTCACTATTTCGAGCTCTGCTCATCATCCTCGAACTAAAGTTGCAATTTCTGCTAGAACTTCCAGCTGTGCAACCACATTATGCACCAACCACATTATTTGGTAAATGAAACAAAATTACAGTTGTTTAATTGGATATTTTATTCAAAAGTATTTGCGTTTTCAAACTCGAATACACATCAGAGTAGTTCGAACGTGGCATGTAAGGTTAGCGTTTCAACGAAATGGAACGTTCTTTCTAATGCTCGTCGTCACGAACATTCTAAATCCTGTAAAATTACATGTACATAAAAGTGGAAACAAAGATAACAAAAGTGGAGCAATGATTCTCAGAGAACAGTAATAGATATTTATTCATCAATAATTTATGTACACAATTTTATCTACAGATATATCGAAAATAAACAGACAGTCTATTGAAACTTAGTTTATGTTTAACCTTTCTCCTAAATCGACCGGACATCACAAACTTTATTCAGATATCTCAAACTAGATATCACAAACTGTCCAGAACTAACACAGTATAATCGCAAAATGTCCATCATCTGTTTGTCGTTCGTTTCACACGCTATGTTATATGCCGTTAGTCCCTACGAACACCTTGCATGAAAATTGATATTTGGCTGATCGCACAGTCACTTTGCGAGGGCTTAATCCTTATGCTCAAGTGCAATGTGCAGTACAGTGCTGTCTAACAGCTGGTCTCTTAGTCTATAAAATGTGGTGCCCGAGCATACATTTGGTACATGAAAAGTAGCGCTATACACACTAGTACTTCTCTACTATTCTTTGCCACCTCTTTAGCTTTAAACTGTTCTTTTCACCACTTTTATAAGAGACGGCGATAAAGTACTAAGCGATAATCCATTTGAAAACGGTCGAGTAGTCATGATACTTTTGGTAATAATAGTTATCTTGGCAGACAGAAATATATATACGGCAAATTCAATTTTATTACACCATTTTAACACTCCAAAGATCAGGGAATTACACATATTTTCGCCGACATTGTAATTGATGTTGACTTTTATATATTTATGCACTTTCAGCTGTACAGGTGAGTTTAATACGGTTCAGTAGCAAAATTCTCATCATCTCTTGGTCGCCCTCTATGCGTGCGAGTCCATATGCAGTCAGCCCATCAAAGCTCTTTACATTGATATCAAGATTGGGCTGCTGGCACAGCCACTTTGCGAGGGTGTAATCCTTGTGGTGAACCGCGATGTGAAGGACAGTAATGTTCAATAAACGGTCTGGTGCATTTAAATCTGCACCCAGTTCCATCAATACCTTGATGATGCATATTGCATGACGCCCTCGGTGCGTATTCGCTGCCACGTGGATGCAGTTCTCACCATGGTTGTCGAACTCTTGCAGTAGTGAATCTAATGGCCCGTCGTAGTTATCTCGAATCCAATCAATTAGCTTCAGGGATCCAGTGTAGGCAAGCTCGTGCAATATGTTTCCTCCCACGATTGGCTTTCGGGTGAAGAGTTTTTGAATTCCAGAAATATCCATTGTTCAAAAGTAATTGAAACTATCAGGACGGAGTGTAGTGGAGGAATGAAGCATATTTTTTCAGTTATTGCTATTTATACAAGCTCCATCTAGACATTTTCCTATACGATTGCATCACCGCCCGATGCCGTGTTCAGACTTCGTGTACTTGATCTTCAATCGTTTTTCATTTAAAAAAACGTGGCTTCGAATTTGTGACTAGACAGACAGTTCCCACATTTTTGTCTCGATAGTGTCGTCTTCTACGCCGTTTGGCCACAATGAATCAATAAACCATCGATAGTCTACGAAATTCAGAAATTAGGTCATGTAGAGTAAAATGTCAAACGGTAAATGAATTTGTTTCGAGGTTCAGAACACCGGTGTGCAGATTTGCGGTATTCCATAATTACGTAAATTCATCGTGATTGGAAGAAAACTCCATCTCTCTTTTATTTCTTGGAACCATGGAAAGAACCGAACACGTCCTGAACGTTGAGCTGTTCTGAATAAATACTTTTGCATTGTTCATTGGCCTCTCTTTTCATACTCGAGTCGTAAAACAAGCTTTGATGCATTTTTAATGTATATATTTTTCATTTCAGTTGGCTCCTGCTGAAAAAAGTTTAATGTCTGCAATAAAGGGAACGGACATAAATTTTGTTAGCCTCATATAACTTTTCATTTTTAGAGTACGGGTTGATCATCATGAACCTTGTAATCCTCATAAATCTTTCAGTGTCCGAGTACTGGCAAATGATCGTAAACTTAAAGGTGAATTGTCGACTTGAATTTGAATAGTCGAGTTGAACGTGAACGTGAGTCATAAAAGAAGCCATAATGCTTTTTCTACGTATATCTTCCTTATTTCAGTTGGCTCCTAATGAAAAACAGTTATCACTCTCTGCAAAAAATGGTACGGACATAAATTTCGTAAGCCTGATATAACTTTTAACTTTTAGAGCACTTGTTAATCGTCGTAAACCTCGTAATCCTCATACGTATTTCAGTGTCCGATTAATGGCAGAGAATCGTAAATTCGACTCTGAATGACTTTGAGTACAAAAATAAAACATTAACATTCTTATTTGCACCTTATAAAATAACGACTTGTATTTCTCGTGAAGAATGTGTAACCGCATTCCGATATTTTTGACGGCATTCATAGAACATGTCTTTCCCATGGAAACTTATAAAATCATACAGACTACGAATGTAATAGTGAAAAGTCATAACACTTGCATTGTGATCTGACATGGAGGCATAGCCGGAGCAATATGGTGCAGACGGGAGTGCATTCCGACATGTATGTGTCACATGTACGCATGACATATACTTGTGTTAAATGTCCGCGTGCACCCCGCTAATAGCTCTAAATTGAACACTGAATATCTCATGCCTTTTGTCAGATCCCAATAAATGGAATTGCGTGCAAGTGTACTGCCACCGTTGAAACAATACATTAGAGCATCTAAGTTTTTCATACATGTATTTATGGACAATTAAGTAATGCTCATAGCGAATTTAATGCACCACTCAATCTTGTCAGTAGGAGGAATCCCAGCTCCAAGCATGCCCCGAAATACTTTCGCGTGGGAGCGTGGGTATTTCGAGCTCTCCTTATCATCCTCGAACTGAAGTTGCGATCTCTGCTAGCCCTTCTAACTGAGCAGGCATTGTGTGCATTTAACCACATTATCTGGTAAATAGAACAAAATTACAATTGTTCAATAAAATATTCCATTCAAAAAAAGTTGGGTTGTCAAACTCGAATACAAATCGGAATAGTTGGAACGTAGCATGTAAGGTTAGCGTTTCAATGCAGAGGAACGTACTTCCTAAAGCTCGTCGTCAAGAACATTCTAGATACTGTAAAATTACATTTACATAAACGTGGAAACAATGATAATAAAAGAGGAACAATGATTCTCAGAGAACAGTAATAGATATTTATTCATCAATAATGTATTTGCACAATTTAATCTACCGATATATCAAACATGAACAGACAATCTGTTGAAACTTAGTTTATGCCTTTCTTCTAAATCGACCGGATATCACACACTATATTCAACTGTCCAGAACTAACATAGTTTGATCGCAAAATGTCCATCATCTCTTTGTCGTTCGTTTCACACGTCATGTCATATGCCGTTAGTCCGTATGAACACGTTGCATCCAAATTGATTATTTCCGGCTGATCGCGCAGCCACTTTGCGTGGGCGCAATCGTTATGTTCAACTACGATATGCAGTACAGTTAAGTCTAGCAGCTAGTCTCTCAGGATATAAAATACATGTTTCAAAAATGTATTTTAAAGCTTTGCTAAACCATGACTAATGTTCGTGCTGCCCGAGCGTACATTTGCTACATGAAACGTAGCTCTGTATCCACTAGTACTTCTCTGCTATCCTTCGCCGAGTCTTTAACTTTGAAATATTCTTTTCACCAATTCATTAAGATACGGCGGTAAAAGTACCAAGCGATAACCCATTCGAAAACGGTCAAGCAGTAATAATACTTCGGTAATAATAGTTATCTTGGCAGACAGGAATATTCTTACGGCAATTTCAATTTTATCACACCATTTTAACACTTTAAAGATCAGGGAATGACACATATTTTGCCAACATTGTTATTGATGTTCACTTTTCTATATTTATGCACTTTCAGCTGTACAAGCGGTGAGTTTGAAACGATTCCACCGCAAAATTCTCATCATCTCTTCATCGTTCTCTAAGCATGCGAGTCCATATGCAGTCAGCCCATCGAAGTTCTTCACATTAATATCAACATTTGGCTGCTGGCGCAGCCACTTTGCGAGGGCGTAATCCTTATGGTGAACCGCGATGTGGAGGACAGTCATGTTCAGTGAACGGTCTCTTGCATTCAGATCTACGCCCAGGTTCACCAGTTCCTCGATGAGACGTATTGCATGAAACCCTCTGTGCGTATTCGCTGCCACATGGATACTATTCTCACCATCATTGTTCGTCTCTTGCAGAAATGAGCGGAATGATTCGTCGAAGTTATCTCGAAACCGGTACAGCAGCGTGAGTGATCCAACGTAGGCAAGCTCGTGAAATATGGTATTTCCTAGGATGCCGTTTCGACCAAACAGTTTTCGAATTCCAGAAATGTCCATTGTTCAAATGTAATTAGAACAATCGGGATCGAGTGTGGTTATGGAATGGAGCATTTATTTATGCGAAGGTTTGTCGAAGTATTTTTAGCTGTGATTGCGTCAACACCGCAAGATATTGACATTTCCGACACGCTTGCGGTTAATGTTTTCGAAGTGTATTTTATACCTTTGATAAACCATGACTAATGTTTGTGCTGCCAGAGAATACATGTGGTACACCAAATCTATCCATTAGTCCTTGTCTACTATCCTTCGCCGTTTCCTTAGTTTTGAACTGTTTTTATCACCAATTCAATAAGTTGCAGCAGGAAAAATAATGAGCGATAATCTATTTGAGAACAATCGAGCAATAATAATACTTTCGTAATAATAGTTATCTCGGCATATAGTAAAAATATATTTCGGCAATTACGATTTCAATGACACCATTTCAACACTTCAAAAATCATCGAATAGCACATAATTCGCCGGAATTGGAGCTAATATTCACTTTTTCTATATTTATGCACTTTCAGCTGTACAGGTGAGTTTCATATGGTTCAGTCGCAAAATTCTCATCATCTCTTGGTCGCCCTCTATGCGTGCGAGTCCATATGCAGTCAGCCCATCGAAGCTCTTTACATTGATATCAAGATTGGGCTGCTGGCACAGCCACTTTGCGAGGGTGTAATCCTTGTGGTGAACCGCGATGTGGAGGACAGTAATGTTCAACAAACGGTCTGGTGCATTTAAATCTGCACCCAGTTCCATCAATACCTGGATGATGCTGATTGCATGACGCCCTTGGTGCGTATCCGCTACCACGTGGATGCAGTTCTCACCGTAGTTGTCGAACTCTTGCAGTAGTGAATCCAATGGCCCGTCGTAGTTATCTCGAATCCGATAAAGCAGCTCCACGAATCCAGTTCGGGCAATCTCGTGGAATATATTAGCTCCCGAGATATGGTTTCGACCGAAGAGTTTTTGAATTCCAGCAATATTCATTGTTCCAAAGTAATTTCAACTATCAGGATGGAGTATAGTGGAGGAATAAAGCATGTTTTTCCCGTTGGCGCTATCAATACAAGCTTTATCCAAGTGTTTTTACGTACAACTGCGTCACCTCCCGTTGCTGTGTTTAGAATTTCAGAATTGTTTTCCTGTTCATCTTTGTAGCCGCATGTTTCCACAAATATTTAAAACATTGTATTTGCAAAACCCATGGATATATCTATCTATCGCCAATTACATCGATGAAGAAAGGAAACGTTAGTTGTATCCCATCCAAAGCGATAGCTCTAACACATGTGCTGCCTGAATATACTTCTGGTGCATTCAATATACATCTGTATCCACTAGCACGTTTCGAATATCTCTGCTGCTATTTCACTTCTACAGTTTATCATTGGGAGAATGGAATCGCATGGTTGTCAATTCGATGTCACGCGGAGAATAGTATCGAAATATTGAAA